AGTTAATTGTAATTGTCCTTCTAATGAAGTATTGCCTGATACTCTTACTGTACCTAAGAAACCTGAATTACCTGCAACTGTTGCTGTTGATAATAAATTAACAGCTCCACCTACTGATACTGCACCACCTATAGATGCAGCTCCTACAACAGTAGCTGTTCCACCTATAACAACATTACCTTCTAAACTTGTATCACCACTTACTCTAACTGGGCCTAAGAAACCTGCTGCACCACTTACTGTAGCTGTACTTAAAAGATTAACTGCACCAACAACTGATGTTGCTCCTGCTACTGATAATGTACTTTGTAAATGCGTAGCTCCTACTATAGTAGTTGTTGAACCTACATATAATGTACCACCAATAGTTGCATTATTAACTGATATATTACCTGCAATAGACATTGGTACATTTGTAAGATTACTACCATCACCATAAAAAGCACTAGCACAAACTTTAGAACTTACATGTACATCTCCTTTAACTGTAACATTACCACCTAATGATACATTGCCTGCTACATCTAATGTTCCACCTATAGTTGTATTACCAGATACTCTTACTGTTCCTAAGAAACCTGCAGCCCCAGAAACTGTGGCAGTAGATAAAAGATTAACAGCTCCACCTATACTTGCTGTGCCACCTATAGAAGCATTGCTTGCTACTGTTAATGTACTTGCAAGATTTACTGCACCTCCTACAGATAAAGCACCACCTATTGATGTAGCTCCTGCAATCGTTGTAGTACCACCTATATTAACATTACCAGAAACAGATGCATTTGTTTTAAATGTAGCATCACCTGAAACTGTAACAGTAGATGCAAAAGTTCCTGCACCTGTTGTAATTAATGTACCACCTATAGATGTATTACCATTAACATCTAATGTACTATTAATAGATGTTGCAGCTTTAAATGTTGCTGTACCTACTAATGTTGTAGTTCCTGATACTTGTAATGTACCTCCAACAATAGCATTTGATACAGAAATATTTCCTGTTATATTTGCAGGAACATTAGTTAGATTACTTCCATCTCCATAAAAGGCAGAAGCACAAACTTTAGAACTTACATGAACATCACCTTTTACAGTTACATTACCACCTAGTGAAACATTACCTGCAACATCTAATGTAGATGCAAGTGAAGTAGCTCCACTAACTCGTACTGTTCCTAAAAATCCTGCTGCTCCTGATACAGTTGCTGTGCTTAATAAATTAGTAGCACCACCTATAGTTGTAGCACCTGCTATAGAAACTGTTGATTGTAAATGTGTAGCACCTGAAACACTTAATGTACTATTTAATCCTACTGCACCTACTACAGATAACGTGCCACCTATAGATGCATTATGTGTAACTCTTAATGTAGATACAGATACGTCTCCTGATGTAGGAACATTTGTTAAGTTAGAACCATCACCATAAAAAGCTGAAGCACATACTTTAGCATTAGCAGCCTGAACATTTGTTCCTGCTATTGTAACTGTTCCTCCAATATTTACATTACCTGATACAGAAACATTAGATTTAAATGTTCCTGCACCTTCTACAGTTACAGTAGATTTTAATACAGTAGCTCCTGATACACTAGCAGTTCCACCTACTGTTAAATTAGTTATTGATACATTTCCTTCTATTGTTGCTGTTACTCCAGATAAATTAGAACCATCTCCATAATATGAAGATGCACAGACTTTACCTGTTACTAATAAATCACCTGATACAGATACATCATTACCTGTACCAAATGTACCACCAACATATACTTGACCTGTTGCTACTTGTAGTGCAGTATTTGTTCCATCTCCTGTTTGTACTCGAACTAAACTTGCACTTACTCCTTGATTAGCCGATACCTCAGCTATCTTTAAAAGTTCTTTATAACTATTTGATATTATTTTGCCTTGTAATGTACTCATACTGAATCCCAAAAGTTTGGAACTGGCGTATCACTTTCCCAAGTAAAATCTGCCTGGTCCCATGTTTTATTTCTACCTAAGTCATCTGGCCTTGCATTTCTGATAGCTGGGTCTTCACTAACATCTGGTGATTGATTTTGTGGATGATTTTTTAAATCATATCTACCATCAAAACAAGTTGGACAACGTAATGTATTGTAACTACTTAGTCGCATTATTCTTTGTGGATAAACAAAACCACATTCATCGCACATTCCTAATGCTCTTTTAATTGTTGCCATTATACAATTCTCAATTTAGGTTTAAAATAGATACTGGCTCTCTCTTTATCTTCTTCCATTGCTCTTTTTAAAAGCTCTTCATAATTTGCTTTTAACAATGTTAATCTCTCACTTGGTATGCCTGGTCTTTTTAGGCCCATATAATAAGCAAGCCCTGCAGTTAGGCAAGGTAAAAATCTAACTGGGGCATCTGCATTTTGATTAAATGATTTATTGGTGTCTTGTACCTGACGAATTAATTCTATTTGAAGTAGACCGGTAGAATTATCTGGTACTGGATATAAAAATAATTTTGGATTAGCTAAATTTCTTTTTACAGAATATTGTGTTGGTCTGCCTGCTTGAAACTTATTTGGTATAATATGATATTCTTCAAATGATTTTCTTTCTAATTTAGTTTCGGCTGATGTACTGTCTGGCTGATATGTAACTACTAAAGCATCTATTGCTGAGGAATCTAAGTCATATGTTGTAACACTTGTTGCTACCGTAACAGTTGTTGTATCAGTGTTCCAAAGTAATACGCCTCTATTTTGCCAGTCATTTAACATTAAGTTAATAGAACGTCTAGCAGAAGCTGGCTCATGGCCTAGTGTTTCTTCACTACCAATCATCTCCATAGCTTCTTGAATTACTTCATCTATGTCTAAATTAAAATTATATGTTCCTGATTGTGCCATTATCTTGTCTCATTTTTTATGTATATAATTTCAAAAGCAGCAGATAAATCAAAACTTACACTAGCTGATGAAGATACTCCTCTTACCTCAATATCTGATTTTTCTGTAATAACTATAGGAAATGAAAATGTCTCTTCTATATGCATACCATTTGTAAGTGACTTAACATCCTTAGATTGAAAAACTTCTCCAAAAGGTCTTATACTTAAAATCACTTTACATACTGCAGGAGTATTTGTTGACGTTCCATTTGATATATCATAATGCATTAAAAATGCTGTATAACCAGAAGGTACTGTCCATAAACTCATTAAAGATTGATTAGAACCTTGAACACCATTTATTGTTGCATATTTATTAGCAGGAACTCCATCTGTAACTGTTCCTGTACCTGCATAAATAATTCCTGCATTCTGTCCACCACTACCTGCACTACGAACAATCATACGATTAATTCGTAAATATTCTTTTGTTGTATTAACAGCAGTTTGACCATTAAGTGTTACTGTTTCGTTTATTTCATTATAATCTGCATCTAAACCAAATAACTCTACTGTTCGTGCTCCAGTTCCTGCTTCTGCATCTGCTGTATTTGAACTTGAAACTTTTAAAACTGTAGCTGCAGATAAATAACTATATAAACCACCTTCTGCCCATATTGTTTCAATAGAATTACCTACTGTAGGATTATTACCAAATTTAAATAAAGGCTTATGATGTAGTATTTGACCACGAGCAACCTGTAATTCAAAAGGCTCTGTTGTTCCTACTTGTGATATTGAACGATATACTGTCATGCTTTTTTATACTCTTTTCTAATAGTTTCTTTACCTGTCCCTACCTTAGGGTCTTTTCTTTTTTTTGTAGCCATCTTTTCTTTTGTTCTTGTAAGTATATATATAATGTTTGTCTACTCATTTACACCTCCTAATTAAAGTTAGTGCGTTTCTTCAGCTACAGCTTACTTCCAACTCAATGAGTCAAACGATTATATTATTTTATATTATTGCACAAGCATAGCAGTTAATTTCTAAACCTACATGTACTTCTTTTATTACTGGTTTACTCCACATATGATTATCCTTTCTTTGTTTTTTTCTTTTTAAATGTTGATACAAATGTAGGTTTACCACCTACTCCTTGTTTCTTAGCTCTTTTTCTCTTCACTGCAGACCTTCTTTCACCTGCTGTCATTCTTTTAGCTTTTGCTAATGGAACACATTTAGGATACTTACGTTTACTACCTTTTGCTTTTTTTCTACCACAAGGTTGAAACTTACCATTCTTTTTAGGTGCTCCTATATCTACCCATTTTTCTCCTACCCATTTACGTAAACTCATTTCTTTTTCCTACGAGTAGTCTTTCTTTTTTTCTTAGTAGTTTTCTTTTTCTTCTTGCCACCAGGTTTTATTTTACCAGAACAAACTGCTGATGCATACATATTAGCATATGCTGATGGATATACATCAAACTTTCTTTTTGCTGCTGCCTTACCTTTTGGACAAAGTTTGGCCACTACTTAACTCTACCACCAGTTTTTTTCTTTATCACGCCACCTTTAGACATGTATTTAGATTTCATTCCAATCATTTTACCGGCTTTTTTTCCTATTACTTTTCCTTTTGCTCTGTACTTTGTTTTCATTCCTGGCATAACTTTTCCTCCTGTTTGTTTTTCTTCTGTTTTCTTTTTTACTTTTTTTGTTAAAGGTGGTTTATAAAAACTTCCACCAACTATTTTAGTTCTTCCTCTTT